CAAATGGTAGATATTTGGTTTCTGCAGACGTAGCACGAGGAGATGGCGAAGATTTTTCAGCATTTCATGTTTTAGATTTGAATACGTTAGAACAAGTTGCAGAATACAAGTCTAAAGAAGATACGACGCGTTATTCTGGAATATTAATGTCAGTAGCAACAGAATATAATGATGCGTTATTGGTAGTTGAAAATAACAATGTTGGATGGGCTGTATTACAGGTCTTAATAGATAGGGATTATAAAAATTTATTTTGGATGAAAAAAGATTTGAAGTATGTAGATTCTAAAACTCAATATACCAACAAGTATAGGGGGGAAAACAAGTACATGGTTCCAGGATTTACTACTTCTATGAAAAGCAAACCATTAATCATAGAAACACTTTCTAAATTTATTAGGGAATCTTCAGTTAGAATAAACTCTATTAGATTAGTGGATGAATTATTTGTATTTATATTTAATAATGGTAAGGCTGAAGCGCTGAAAAGTTATAATGATGATTTAGTCATGAGCCTTGCTATTGGTCTTTGGGTTAGAGAGACTGCATTGAGGCTTTATGATGATGAGATGCAAATGACACGAAATACGATGGAAAAAATAGATAGTAATGCTGGTGTTTACAAGGTTGAGAATCATGAAGATCTCGGTTGGGAAATGCCAGTTGGAGATGAAATAGAATCATTAACTTGGTTAATAGGTAAGGAATAAAATGGCACAACAAGATACATTTTTTGATAGAATTAAACGATTATTTTCTACTAATGTTATAGTAAGAAATATTGGTGGTAGGAGGTTGAAGGTAGTAGATACGAGTCAACTTCAAGCTGGATCCAAATCATTAATGGATAGGTATACTAGAATGTATACAACTCAATCTGGTTATGGTGGATATATGGGGTATTCTGGAGAATTGGCTAAGGCTCAAAGAATATCTCTGTTTAGAGATTACGAAGCTATGGATGATGATGCAATAATTTCCTCTGCTTTAGATGTGTATGCGGATGAATCTACAATGAAATCTGAGTATGGAAATGTATTAGAGATTAAAAGCAATAACACTCAAATTGTCGAAATATTAAATAATTTATTTTACGATATACTAAATATAGAATTCAATTTATGGCCGTGGATTAGAAACATGTGTAAGTATGGAGATTTTTTCTTGCATTTGGAGCTAGCAGAAAAGTATGGAATTGTAAATGTATATCCTCTTTCTCCGTATGATGTGTCTAGAATAGAAGCATTTAATCCTGAGAATCCTCAAGAAACAAAATTTATTTTGGATGCTACTGATCCAAGAAATATGCCGGCTAACGCAAATAGAACAGAATTTGAAAATTTTGAAATAGCTCATTTTAGATTGTTGTCTGATTCGAATTATTTACCTTACGGTAAGTCTATGGCAGAGGGTGGTCGACGTACTTGGAAACAACTTTCACTGATGGAAGATGCAATGCTTATTCATAGAATTATGCGGGCTCCTGAAAAAAGAGTTTTTAAGGTAGATATAGGTAATTTACCACCTAGTGAAGTAGACACGTACATGAAACGAATCATTGATAAGATGAAAAAAGCTCCGGTCGTGGACGAAAATACAGGTGAATACAATCTCAAGTATAATATGCAAAATTTAACTGAAGATTTTTACTTACCTGTTCGTGGTGGAGATAGTGGAACAGCAATTGATGCTCTTCCAGGGTTGACATACGAAGCAGTTGAAGATATAGAGTATTTAAGAAATAAACTTTTAGCATCTCTTAAAATTCCAAAGGCCTTTTTAGGATATGAAGAGGAAGTAGGATCGAAAGCAACGTTAGCAGCAGAAGATGTTAGGTTTGCTCGTACTATAGAACGAATTCAGAGAATTGTTATAAGTGAATTAACTAAAATTGCGGTAGCACATTTGTATTCTCAAGGATACACCGATGCGGCATTAGTAGATTTTGATTTGGAGTTAACGAATCCGTCTACTATATACGAGCAAGAAAGACTGGATCTTTGGGAAAAGAAAAATGGTATAGCTAGAGATATGAAAGCTGAATCGTTAGTTTCTCACCAGTGGATTTACGATAATGTTTTTAACTTTAGTAATGAAGAGATTGAAAAACTTGCTGAAGAAGTCGTGGAAGATAAGAAAACTTTGTATAGGTTGTCTTCGATTGAGAATGAAGGTAATGATCCGGCACAACCAGCACAGGAAGGTCAATTGGATTCTCAACCCGGGATGGAAGATGAAGATGAAGATGATGATAAAAACAAAAATGTAGAATCAGATCGCGATCATGAAGATAGGGAGACGTACGGAGTCAGGGATGCATTGGGAAAATATGATTATACACATTCTGCTCAAAGAGACGATAGTCCAACCAAGCAAAATTATAGGGTTAGTCCGTTAGCATTATCTCATTTTGACTCAATGAAGAAGCATTATAATAAAAAAGAACTGAGATTGCTAAATGAAGTCGAGGACTTAGAGAACCATTTAAAAGAAAAACCTGCAAAATCAAAGTAATCTAATATTTATAAACGAATGGAAACAACTTAGTTAAGGGATTTGATGAAACATTCAAAATATAGAAATACGGGTCTATTATTCGAATTATTGACTCGACAAATAACTGCAGATATTTTAAATAATACGAAGTCTTCTACGGCTTCAGAGATTTTGAGGAAAAATTTTCACAAAAAATCTCAATTATTTAAAGAAAATCAACTTTTTAACGTTGTAATTGAAAGCAAGTTTAAAAGCAAGGATAGAGCAGTACACCTTGTAGAAACAACAGTTAAAGCATATAATAAGATAATCAATACGTCTGCTCTTAAGAGAGAAAAATATGAATTGATTAAGCAGATTAAGGAAAATTTTACGTTAACTGATTTCTTTCAGTCTAGAGTTTCTAATTATAGGCTTTTAGCAGCTATTCACAACGTTATAACTGAAAATTACGACAATTTGGCTTATCATTCTAAGAGTCATCATACATTGATTGAACATATGACCCGGGTAGTACGTACTAAAGAGTCGTCAACCTTATCTAGGTTGAGAGAAGAAAACAAAGATTTGCGAGCTTTGGCGTATAAAATATTGATTGAAAGATTTAATAAGAAATATAGCGCATTAAATTCTAATCAAAAAGAATTATTGAGAGAGTACATAAATAATATTTCTAACACAAACGGTTTGAATGAATTTATGGAATCTAAGTTTAAAAGTATTGTTCATGAACTTAAGAAAACGTTTTCAAAAATTAGCGATAAAGTGATTAAGATTAAGATTAAAGAGTGTATACATTTGATAGAGAGTACGAATATTCAGGGAAAACATACTTCTAATGTTTTAAAGTTGATGAGATTTTATCAATTGTTGGAGGATGTTAAACATGCAACTAAGTCTTAGAGAATTAGTACGTGAATTGATTCAGCAAGAATTAGAAGAAGCCAGTACTACTGGTAATATTGCTGGGTATCAAACCCCACATGCGTTTAGAAATGATGAAAAAGATGAGGAAGACGAATTGAAATTAAGTGATGGAATGACTGTTGCAAAAAAATTATCTGAGAGTACTTATTGGGATTACAGAAACGATGAATCAATGACAACGAAGCAGAAGCTTGCTAAGTCTATGATGAATATTCGGGATAGTATTTCAATGCTTGAAAGAGCTGTAAAGTACAATGTAAAATTAAAGAATGAAATGAAATTTGGATCTGATAGTTATTATAAGAGAACAAAAGTTGCCCTTAACAAAATTTCAGAAAAATTAGTTAGATTATCAACACGCATTAAGGATTTAATATAATGAACAAAAATCTTCTAGTAGACACTATTGCATTTGATGTATCACAAGATCAGATACATGAATCTATAACCCGTAATGCTGGTAGGTTAGTGGTAAAGGGCACTCTTCAGAGAGCCGAATCTACTAATCAAAACGGACGAGTGTATCCAAGAGATATTTTGGTTAGAGAAGCTAAGAAGTATACGTCTGAATTTATTAAAGAACGCAGAGCAATGGGTGAGTTAGACCATCCTGATAGTTCCGTTGTTAATTTAGCCAACGTTTCACATAATGTATTAGAGATGCATTGGACTGGAAACGATTTGGTTGGGACTATTGAAGTATTGAGCACACCTTCTGGTAACATATTGAAGGAGCTGTTCAAGAGTGGTATTAAATTAGGAATTAGTTCTAGAGGTTTGGGATCCATTAAGCAGGAAGCTAAGGGGGATGAAGTTCAAAAAGATTTTGAATTGATTGCTTTTGATTTTGTATCCAATCCGTCTACTCATGGAGCTTTTTTACAACCGGTTAATGAAGCGAAAGGTTCTAGGGGTGCACATGAAAAGTGGACACAAGTTGAATTAGCTATTAGACATATTTTATTGGGGAATTAAGATGAAACTCAAAAAGATTTTAGAAGAAAGTATCGGTGGCATGGTTGCTATGGAAGCTATTGGTGATTTTAAAGGCGGTAGTAGGGGTGCTAAATTATCTGCTATTGCTAAGCAAATTGTACAAAAGGAAGAAGACGATGCTATAATGCCTCGCGAAGATTTAATTAAAAACGTTTCAGAATTTTCATCTTATGGACCTTCTATTTATAAGAAACACAATCTTAAAGAAGTTGGTAATATGTTTATAGAAATTTCCAAAGCATGTAATAAGCATGTAGTAGAAGAAACGGCAGATTGGTTTGATAGAGTAACCGTTCAGCGTAATATGAATGAGTTGAAAAAGCAAGCTACACAGTTTCATAAGATTGCTAATGAAGCACAGTCGTTACAGGATAGGATGTCTGCTTTGTACGAGGATATGGGTAATGTTTTGAATCGTTATTTTAAAATAAACGAAGAACACGAACCTGGTCATGATGAAGATGATGAAGAGTTAAATGCTGGAAAAAATTATTAGATGGCTATCTACGTAAAGGTTATAGACGGTAAAATAGAGTACGCATTAAAAAAGTTTAAAAAGAAAGTTAAGGATTCTGGTTTACTTCATGAAATACAAACTAGACAGTTTTATTTAAAACCTTCAGCAATAAAGCGTGAAAAAAGAGCAAAGGCAAGAGTTAGAGCTCAAATGAGATCAAAAAAAGCGATGCTTTAAAATATATTACATATATTTATATCCAAATATAATGCACTCACATTCGTTGAGTGTTATCAATTAATCAAACCGATTAAAGTTCCCAATAACTTTACAATGTAAAATCTCTTAGAGGAGAATCCTTATGGATAAACTATTGCAAGAAGCAATTGCAGACGCAAAAGCAGTACGCGAAACTGCGTTAGCAAATGCTAAATTAGCACTCGAAGAGGCCTTTACTCCACATCTGAAATCAATGCTATCCAAAAAGCTACAAGCTGAAATGGAAGGCGAGGATGAGGAAGCCGATGACCCAGTAGAAGAAGAAATGGATTCTTCTGAAATCGGAGCCAGCGACAATAAGGAACCTGATGCAGCCGCATCAGAGGCCGATAGTCAAGGACCCGAAGAAGAAGGATCAGCATCCGAAGCTGGGGCTGAAGACGAGGAAAACGAAAAAACTTCTGATCAAGCCGTAGGTGAAAACATGGAACCCGGTCACGAAGATGAGGATGCTGATGAAGCACCTGATCAAGCGATGGGTGAACAAGAAGAGCCCGGTATGGAAGACGAAGAGGGTGATGAAGATCCCGATTTAGAAGAAGTTTTACGTCAACTTGAACAAGAAATGGGTATGGAAGATGAAGAAGGCGAGGAAGAAATTCCTGAACCTGAAGTTGCAGCTCCTGCAGAGCAGGACGAACCTATGCCTGGTATGGAAGATGAAGAAGGCGAAGAAGAGGCTCCAGGAATGGAAGCCGAAGATGATGATATCGACTTAGAAGAAATTATCAAAGCTCTCTCAGAAGAGGGTGAAGATGAAGAAGAAGTCGAAGAACAAGAAGAGCCCGAAGAAGATCCGGCTGCTGAACTCGAAGAGTATAAGCAAACGGTACAGTACTTACGTGGTAAACTTCAAGAAGTCAATCTTCTCAATGCTAAGCTTCTCTACACTAATAAGCTTTTCAGAAGCCGTAACATTTCTGAAACTCAAAAAATGAAAGTGATCGAACAGTTTGACCGCGCTGCTAACGTACGCGAAGTTAAACTTGTTTACACTACATTTGCTGAGTCGATGAAACGTAAACCGGTTAATGAATCTGCTTCTAGAAAAGGTCAAGCTTCTAAACCAATGCGTTCAACTAAATCTCGTAAGCCAATCATCGGTGAGCAGGTCAATTTTAAGACCCGCATGAAGAAATTAGCTAACATTATTTAACGGAGAAATTAATCATGTCATTCAAAAAACAGATTAAAGACGTTATGGGTGGATACAATCCGCATAATGTGTTGCTAGACTCGTCCCGCAAATTGGTCAACAAATGGGAGCCAACAGGCTTACTCGATGGCATAAAAAATGAGAGCGAAACCGCCGGAATGGCTGTGCTTCTGGAAAACCAGGCGCGTCAGTTAATCGACGAAGCTTCTCAAGTGGGAACCTCGGCAAATCAAGAACAATGGAGTGGCGTTGCCCTTCCGTTAGTTCGCAGGATTTTTGCTGAGCTATCAGCACAGGAATTTGTTTCTGTTCAACCTATGAACCTACCGTCTGGTCTAATTTTCTATTTAGACTTTAAATATGGTTCAACACAACAGGGTGGAAAATTACACGCGAAAGGTTCAGACCTTCACGGTAATACTTCCAGTTCTGGTGATCCAGCTGGCGGCATGTATGGTGCCGGTAAGTGGGGATATTCAATTAACGATGCTGCCGCATCCGTAGTTGTAGCCGCTGCAAACGTAGTGACTGCTTCAGTAGCTGATGTTAGATTCGACGCGAATCTTTCAGCTTCAGCTGCAGGTAACAATCTTAGGAAGCTTACTTTTACAGCTCCCGCAGATGCTGATACCGATGGTGCAAAAGCATGGGCGATCCATTCCGGATCCGCCGCTAGTAAGGTAATAACCCATTACCCAGCTTTTACTTCAGTTTCTGGTACTTCAGTATCGATGATCATCAGTGGTTCAGTTAGCGCTGCTGCAGATGAAAACATCAATATTGCGTATCATAAAGCTCCAGCCGAAACAAGTCGTGGTGACTTTGAAACCACGTTTGCATCCGAAGGATCTAATCCTGAAGAAACTAATGCAGGCATTCCTGAAGTCGACATTCAGATGCGCTCTATCGCTATTACAGCGAAGACTCGTAAACTGAAGGCCGTCTGGACGCCTGAATTGGCACAAGACCTCAACGCATATCACGCGGTGGATGCTGAGGCAGAACTGACAGCTATGTTGTCAGAGTACGTAACCATGGAAGTAGATTTGGAAATCATCGATATGTTGAAAACCCACGCTTCCGCAGCCACTGAATATTGGTCAGCTAAGGTTGGATACGAGTGGGGTGGATCAGCATTTGATACTACTTCCGCTAACGCATCCGCTTACACCAAAGGTGAGTGGTTCCAGACTCTTGGTCACAAGGTCCAAGCAGTATCTAATGCAATTCACAAGAAAACTCTTCGTGGCGGTGCAAACTTTATGGTGGTCTCACCTGAAGTTGCTACTATCCTAGAAGTAATTCCTGGATTTGCTACGGATTCTGATGGGGATCCTGGTAAGAGTTATGCTATGGGCGTACAGAAGATCGGAGCGTTAAACAGCCGTTTCGACGTGTACAAGAATCCTTACCTACAGGACGATCAGATTCTCTGTGGTTTCCGTGGGGCTCAGTTCCTTGAAACAGGCGCTGTGTATGCACCTTATGTGCCACTGATCTTGACACCCGTTGTTTACGATCCGACTAACTTCACTCCACGCCGTGGTGTGATGACTCGCTATGCTAAGAAAATGGTTCGTTCCGAATTCTACGGCTTAGTGAACGTCGCAGACTCAGGTCGCGTGTAATCTTTATTGCACATTGATCATAATTAAAGGGGCTCTTCGTGAGCCCCTTTTTTATTTTAGTGGTTACAAGTTCAGTTGAACGATATTTATAAACGGAAACGTTTCTAAATGGAGAAATAACAATGGCTGTACCTATATGGCAAGGAAGTAGCTCTTTTCAACCAGGAGCAACTCCTTATGGTTTTTATGATGCTGATACAGAATTTTCTGGTTCTGGAGCACATTCTGTAGATAGATTTGCAGATTGGGCCGGCAGACGACTCGGATATCCTATCGTTGATATCGAAATGCAATCGGGATCTTTTTATGCTTGTTTTGAAGAGTCAGTTACTGAATATAGTTCGCAAGTCAATCAATTTAACATTAGAGATAACTTACTTCACCTTCAGGGTCAAGCTACGGGATCTAATATTTCAGGTAAAAGAATAACGCCTACTTTGGGAAGAACTGTTTTTCTAAGCCAGCAGTATGGAACAGAAGCTGGAGTTGGTGGATACGTAGACTGGAAAAAAGGGAGTATCGATGTAGCCGTTGGAACTCAAGATTACGATCTTAACGCTTTGTGGTCTGCTGTTTCAGAATCTGGAAACTCTATCGAAATAAAGAAAATATATCACGATGCACCTCCAGCTGTTCAAAAGTTTTTTGATCCGTATGCAACTACTGGGTACGGAACAGCTAATTTTATAGAAGGATTTGGTTTCGGTCAATTTTCTCCAGCTACTAGTTTTGTTTTGATGCCAGTATTTGAAGATCTTTTAAGAATGCAAGCAATAGAATTTAACGACGAGTTTAGAAAATCTAGTTATTCTTTTACGTTGATAAACAATAAATTACGTATATTCCCGATTCCTACTTCGACAACAAAGTTATATTTCGATTATATTCTGATGTCAGAGCGTGATAATACATTGATAACGCCTGGTGGTGGGTCTGAAGATGTGATATCTGATTATTCTAATGTTCCGTACGATAATATGGAGTACAAGTTTATAAATGATGTAGGTAAACAGTGGATAAAAAAATATGGTTTAGCATTGAGTAAAGAATTACTCGGTAATGTTAGAAGTAAGTTTGGTTCTATTCCAATTCCAAATTCTGAAGTAGTGTTAGATGGTGAAACACTGAGATCGGAAGCGACAACTGAAAAAGAATCGTTGATAGCAGAATTAAGGGAAACGCTAGAACAAACTAGTAGGAAAATTATGTTGGAAGCCGATGGCGAAGAGAGTACACGTTTGCAGGAAAAACTTAATAAAGTACCATTAAACATTTATATAGGGTAGTCAGATGCCTGGAAGATTTTTACGGTCACGAGATTTAAACTTCTTTGATACTGTTAATAAGGAATTGATTGGAGATCCAAAATCCAAGAAGAATGGTGTCATAAATCAAGAAGTAGTCGTGTATAAGATTTCAACGTATGAAACTCAACCAAATCTATACGGTGAATCTTCGTCGGGTCGTGTTTACAAGAACGGAATAAAATTAGCTTGTATTATTGAAGCTGCAGATTTTGATTATGAAATAACAGAATTCGGTCCGGATCTTAATCAAGATGGAACGTTTTCTTTTCTTAGACAATCTCTTATTGATGTAGATTTTGTTACAGAGATTGGAGATATAATTGAGTGGAATTATGCATATTGGGAAATAAACGAAATACAAGAAAATCAACTCATAGGTGGTATGCAAGAAAACAATCATGCTGTTATTTGCAATGCTTATTTATCAGAACAGAGTCGAGTTGGTATCGAAAGAATTAGAGCACACTAATGGCTAAAAAAATATCAAAAAAATTACAAACAGCTTCGGATAAAATAAACAGAGGAAGAGAAGTAACTAGGCAAGACGATAAGGTTAGAAATCCTAAAATCGGTTTGTTGGATATAGATTCTACTATTTTTTATTATTTTGAAAATGTTATCAAGCCTATAGTAGAAGAAGCCGGAGAACAGGTAAAGGTTCCTGTAATATACGCGAATCCCGAAAGATGGGCAGCTATTCAAAGGCAAGGACATATTCGGGATAACAAACGAAAGATAATGACTCCGATCATTACTTTTAGGAGAACTAATCTTACAAAAGACGAATCGATTCCAGTTGATAAGTTAGATCCTACTTCTCCAAAATTAGTTACAACTTATCAATCTAGGTACACTCAAGAAAATAGGTACGATAAACTTTCAGTAACAAAGGGAATATCTCCAAAGAGAGAGATGTTTAATGTTGCAGTTCCAGATTATGTTGTATTGAATTACGATTTTATTATATGGACTAGTTTTACTGATCAAATGAATTCTATAGTTGAGAAGATCAACTGGTCAGAGGGATCTTATTGGGGTGAACCTGGAAAATTTAGATTTAGGTGTACTATTGATAGTTTTGAAGATGCTAGTGAATACGAAGGTAACAAACGAAGTATAAAGACTAATTTTTCTGTTACCCTTAGGGGATATTTGGTACCGGATTCGTTTAACGATCTTATATTAACTCAAAAATTTATAACACCCAAACAAATAATAATTTCTGATGAAACAGATATTAATATTTTACCAATAACACATATTGATGATGAAGGTGCAAAGTCCATTAGAGTTGTAACCAATCTTGGTTCCGGAGGTGGTGGATCTTCGACTTCTGTTTCTACTCTGACTCTTGCACCTGGAGATAACATGAGTTTTACTGCGTTTGCTTATAATGGAGTCGGTGCAATATCTTCAGTGTTAGCTACTTCTCTCGATCCTACTTTTTCTACGGTTACGTCATCGTTGGGAATACGAACGGCATATTTACATGTAGAAACTGGTTCTTATATTGGAGAGGATATTAATGTTATTGGAACGGGATCTTTTGGAAGATTAGAAACCGGTGCGATATCGGGTACAAGTCCACTTCAAGTAGACGGAGGATTGAATTTATCCGGAGATATGGCTATGACGGGAAGTTTAGCAGTTCTTGGGGATTTTATTGTTGATGGACAAACTACGTTAACTCAAGTTGATATAGATGAAAAAGCATTGGTAGTTTCAGGAGCATTTGCGATTGCAAACGCAGTTATAGGTGAACAGACCCAAAAAGCTAGAGCTGAAATAGAAAGCCTTGGTATTTTAGGTAATAGAACAGATGATCTAGCACCCGTGTTAGATTTAGGTGATGGATTTCAATAAACTTTGATATTTATTAATAAATATGCAGGAGTGAATGGAGAATAAAACATGGCTCAAATTATAAAACATCGACGAGGTACGGCAGCCCAACTTAAATTAACTACTTTAGCGAAAGCTGAGTTAGGTGTATCTACGGGTTCAGTTGCTGGTTTAACCACTCCGGTTCTTCACGTAGGTGATGGAGCTAATGCGTCAGGATTTGTAGTTGGTAGATTACACCAGGGGGGAACGGTACCAACGTTAACTGCTGGAACTATTGGCGCGTCGTTAAATGACATTTTATTTCATGATTCTGCCACGTATAAACTGTACAAGTTAAACACGGCAGCGAATGAAAATTTAGATCTTACTGGTAATATTGCAAATAGAGCTATTACTGGAAGTTTAAGAACAACTGGTAATTTATATGTAGAATCTACAATCTCTGCATCTGGAGATGTAACAGCTTCTAATATTTATGCATCAGGAAATATACATGCTCTTGGTGAAATTACATTTGCAGCGGGTGCAGGCGGAACGATAACTTTAGGTGATTCCGCAGCAGATAATGTTGTATTCGGAGCAGATGTACAATCTCATATTATACCAGATGCAAGTGATACATACGATTTAGGTAGTACCGGTCAAAGATGGAATAACTTATGGATGAGTGGTTCCCTTACTGCGAACGGCGGTCCTCACAGTATACTTTCAGCTACAACAATTGATATAGATTCTGAAGGTGCTCTTACGCTTGATGGTGGTTCGATTGGTATTGGTACTGATGCGAATGTTGCTGTTGATTTTAATGCTTCTACGTTAGATATTGATGCGAGTGGAGCGTTAACAATAGATTCGAATACTTCTATTGCAATTGGTGTAACAGCCGATAAGCCCATAACTATAGAATCTAGTACGTTTGATTTAGATGCAGCTGGAGCGTTAACAATTGATTCAGCAACTTCTATTGCAATTGGTACGACAGCAGATAAGCCGATAACTATAGAATCTACTACGTTTGATATCGATGCGTCAGGAGTAGTTGGAATTGATTCAGATGGTGTAATGACACTTGGGGCTGCATCGTTTGACATAGATGCTGATGGTGGAGCGATAGCGATAGATGCAACAGGTGCTATAACGTTTAATGGTTCTTACGTCGACGTAGAAACTATAAGATTTACAGGTGATAATATTGGAATTTCAGGTGATACTGATTTACTCGTACTGTCTAGTGGTTTAGTAACTCTTAATGGTTCTATTAAATTAGATGATGCTGCGAATATTGGAATTGATTCTGATACTAATTTACTGACTCTTGAGGCGAATAAGTTAACGGTAGCGGGTGAAACTGAAACTACTACTTTAGATGTTAACGGTATAGCTGCTATAGCAGGAAATATAACGCTTGATAAGACTAACGCTCAAACCATAACACATACTGGAGCTAGTGGTAATTTAACTATTTCGTCTACGAATGGTAATACAGTAATTGAGAATGTTACCTTTGATGGAAATCACCTTACTATTCCAGGAAATCTGACTGTAAACGGTACTGAAACTATAGTCAATTCTTCTACGTTAGAAATTGGTGATAGGGTAGTCGTATTAAACACTCTTGGAGCATCGGGTGACGGTGGTGTACAGGTCTTAGATAAGGTTGGAACGGCACACACAGGATCGTTATTATGGAATCCTACCGGTGATTATTGGTATTCTGGAATAAGTGGATCGACACATTACAGAGTTCCACAGCAAACAAGTGCTGCAAATTTATTAAATACACAAGTTTTAATCGGTGATGGTAGTGGTAGAGTAACACAACCAGTAACGGGTGGAACGGTTGATTTTGTTGATGCCGATCTTACATCCGTGGACATGATTCAAGGTGTTGATTCCGGAACTCATATAGATTTAGGAACTACGGACTTAATAGAAACTAAGGGTAACGTACTTCCGAATACAACCAATGCAGATGATATTGGTTCCGATGCTAAGCGATATAAAGATTTATACTTAGAAGGTAATGCTGATGTAGACGGAACTCTCAATATTGAGGGAGTGGTTACGGCACAAGCTCTAATTGCTGCAACTAATGGTATTACGGTTACCAACACTACTGCAACTATTGCTTCTGATTTGACTTTGACATACAACACCAACGCAGTTGATAGAATAATGGTACATGATGGAGGAACGGATACGGTTGATTTTGTTCCGGCTCCAGCTAGTACTAGTACTAATGGAGATACTGCTGGAGAGTATGTAAGATGGAATGGATCTGCTTTCGAAATGTCTCAGACTATCGATGGTGGTTCGTTCTAATGGGAGATTTTTCTAGGGATGCTAAAGATCTTATGGACGATTTTGCAATTATGGGCAGAAAGTTTTCAAGGTTAGCACACGATGCATCTAGAGGGGGAGATAAAAGTACGAACAGACAGTTTGGCAAGGCTGTTAAGGCGTACCAAGATTTTTTTGCAGAATTAAAGAAGCTATATAAGCTATTGTAGTCTACAATTGGGGTATATACCCTACGTTAACATAGGAGCCGTTATATAATGGCACAGATAATTAAGCTTAGACGGTCGGCTGTAGAAGACCGTATTCCATCCACGGCAAACCTCAATTCAGGTGAGCTTGCTATAAACACTTACGACGGTAAAATTTACTTTGAAAAGAATGCAGGTAGTGCTGCAGTCGAAGCGGTTTTAACTTCAAATACTAGTACACCAATTTCTGGATCTCTTAACATGTCCGGTTCTATGTCTGTTACCGGATCGATGAATGCAGTTGGAGGAAGAATTTACGAGGAAGGAACATCAGTAATTGATCATGCCACGGCAATGGCAATAGTTTTTGGAGGATAATAATGGCCAATATATTTAAAAATGCAGCTAAAGCAATCGGAAACTCAGCAACAACAGTTTATACGTGTCCAGCTGCAACGACAGGGGTTATTCACGCAATATACATTTCAAATATTCACGCAACTAACGATGCAACAGTGAATATTACGGTCACTGATACTAGTCAATCTAATACAGCTTTTCACATAGCTAAGAATTTATCGGTCCCTAATGGATCTGTAGCAATATTTGAAAAACCAATTAATTTGGAAGCAACCGATATTTTAAAATTAACTGCAAGTGCCGCTAGTACATTAGAAGCATTTGCTAGTATACTAGAAATGACCTAATGGCTGACGTTAAATACCTAGGAAAAAATATACTTAATCATGATCTTATTCTTAATAAGGGTAACGTAAGTGGTTCAGCTACTTCAACGGGTTCTTTTGGTCACGTAATAGGTACCCTTGCCGGAATCAGTATTGATGAAGCACAAGATACAACTATATCGGCACCATCAAACGGTCATATTTTAAGTTACAGTACAGCGTCTAGTAAGTGGGAAAATTCAGGAGCAAGTTCGGATTTGGTTGGGTTAGGACAGAAGTACGAGCATACTCAAGGTTCTGCAAACGCAACTTGGACAATAACACATGGTATGGGATTTCAATATCCAGTTGTTAGTGTTTACGATGATAACGATAAGCTAGTAATTCCAATGGAAGTTACAGCAACTAGTGCTAATGTTTTAACTGTTACATTTGATTCTGCTGTAGATGGAACAGCTATATTATCTACTGGTGGTTCTGCTACGTCAGGTGGTCAAAATTATAATCATACTCAGGGTTCTGCAAATACAACGTGGACAGTTAGTCATAATTTAGAATATCAGTATCCAGCAGTTACGGTATACGATTCTAACAGTGATGTAGTTATTCCACAGAGAATTAGAGCAACTAATGCAAATACGTTAACGTTAACGTTTACACAGGCCGAAAGTGGAACCGCTCATGTTTCGGTAGGTGGTGGTTTACCGTACGTTACAGCAACAAATGCAGGAAAATATTTACAAGTAAAAAATGACGCGTCAGGAGTACAGTGGGCTACAAGTCAATTTAGTGGTAGTTCTCAATTTACCGGAAGCGTAGGAATTACCGGAAGCATAGATGTTAGTGCAGCCGTAACAGCTTCGGAATTCAAGGGAGACGGATCAGCTATAACTGGAGTTACAGCTGAATGGGATGGAACTCATACTGGAGATGGTAATATCACAGGAACCTTAACTTTTGGTAGTTTAACTGATGGTGCAATTACTGCTACAGCATTTGAATCAAGTTTAACAAGCGGAGCGACTTTGCTACCGACTTCTGCGGCAGTTAAGACATATGTGGATTCACAAGTTACAGCTCAAGATTTGGATGCCACAACAGATAGTGGTACAATTGCTATAGATTTAGATAGTGAAACTTTAACAATAGCTGGTGGTGAGGGTATTGATACCTCTGCAGCAACAAATACAATTACAATTGCTGCTGAAGATGCAAGTACAACCAATAAAGGTGTTGTAGAATTAGCAACCAATGCAGAAACAAATACTGGTACAGATACAGGAAGAGTGGTTACACCGGCAGGATTAACTGCGTGGACAGGAGATACTGCATTAGTAACAGTTGGAACAATTGGAACTGGAACTTGGGAAGGTACAACTGTAGCAGTAGATCAAGGTGGAACA